TAATAAGTTCTTAACATTATCTTTGATGCGTTGTGTCCAATCGTCAGACGATATAAACTGTGCAACTGCCGTCGCCGCTTGCCCAGCACCAAACGCGGCAAGACCGAATCCAATGCCCCCCATCGCGGCCGCGAATACTGCCGCTTCACCAATAAATGCTTTAGCACCACCTAGAGCATCAGATATAGAAAGAAGAACTATAACATGGTCTTTAATTTTTTGTGACCAATCACCTGCCATCCAGTCTGCTAATGTTAAAGTAGCACCCGCAACTGCCATACCAATACCGATAGCGGCAAGACCAGCACCAACACCTCCCATTGCAAGAGCAAAGGCACCTGATGCTTTTAACATATCCCAGTTACCACCAAGTTCATCTTTGATTGATAGTAATGTAACTACATGGTCTTTAATTTTTTGTGACCAGTTGTCTCCACCTGCCCAATCGGAAAAACCTAATCCTGCACCACCAACAAAGGCACCAGCACCAAACGCGGCAAGACCTAATCCAACACCTGTCATTGCGAGTGTAAATGCAAACCCATCTTTTAGCATTTCAAGATTGCCACCAAGTTGGTCTTTAATAGAGAGTAGAGTTATAACGTGGTCTACGATTGCTTGAGACCAGTTTCCTCCTCCTGACCAATCTGCAAGTGCCATACCACCTCCAGCAACAGCGGCACCAATACCAAATGCTCCAAGAGCAAGACCTATACCACCAAGAACTAGTGCAAGTGTTCCACCTTCAGCAAGAAGTTTTAGCATACTACCATCTGCCACTTCATCTTTAAGTGAGAGAAGTGTCTTTACTTTTTGTTTTAGTGCTTCTGCATCAAAGTCAAGCAATCCTGAGAATGTTGCAAGTAATGCGCCAATACCACCAACAAGAGCGGCACCCAAGAGCATTCCTTTGCCTGACATACCACTCTTCACAGGTTTAATTGCTTGTTGGTCTGGTGTTACATTCTGTCCACTAATGTCTGCTTCTCGCTCACGTTCTTTTTGTTGCACTCTCTCAAATGCATTGGCAGGAGCAAGTGCATCTTTAATTGCAATTAACTCCGCAAGCATTAGAGAAGATGTTGACACCAAATCTTCCATATTAACAGATAAACTATCTAGGAAAACAATCTGTTGCCCGCCCGTAGACTGAACTTCTATTTTTAGATGTTCAATTGCTTCCGCTAGTGATGCTATATCTGCCATTTAAGTGTTTCCCTATTTCTTCTTGTCTGCGTAAGCATTCGCGCCAAAGTAAGCGGCAACAATTGCTGAAGTGGCAACGAAGTAAGTCGGAGCAATATCTCCGATAATATTCGCCGCTGTATCATAACCTAACATTGCTGTAATCAAAATCGCCCCTGGATAGTTGAATATACCCAACAAAGCGAACCATGTCATATATCTCATTGCATCTCTTCTCGCATCCGCATCTTCAAGTTCTTTACGTTTGAACTCAAGATACATTTTTTGCTCATCTGTGGTTACTACCCCATCACCATTGGTGTCTGCTGGATGGAAACCTGCTTCTTTAATATCTTCTCCCATTTTTTATCCCTTTTGTCGTTCTTTTTCCTCTTCAATGTATTGCATTAGAAGAGTGACGTAAATTTCCCTCTCCCATGGCATCATATTTTCTAACTCTGTTAAAGAGTATTTATGATGTTGCATAAGAGCAAAGTTAGTTTTTAATAAACCAAACAAATCTTCATGCGAGAGGACTATGCTAAAAAATTTTGAAGTCCACTTAATTCTCTTTCACAGTGCGTTCCACAAGCAGAACATTCATACTCTAATTTTCCAGACATTCTTGGCATATCTGCAAAGAATTCTTTAATGAGTTCAAATTGTTGTTGTGTTAAATTTTCAATAAACTCTTGTAACTCACTTCTTGATGTTGTACTCATGTCAATGAGTTCTCCGTTATATTCAATACTTTCAATACAACTTGCAAGAAACTTGAAGTTATCATCAAGACTGTTCAGGTCTTTTAAAACCCCTAAGTCAACTAGAGTTGGATATCTCATATTAACATATAAACTAGATGTTAACTCAATAGTCTTAGACTTGATTTTTGTTTCATCAATTTTTAAATGTCTCAAGTCAATTTTTGTTTGGGTAGTTCCTTTACATTCATCACTAGTACATGCCACAGAAAATTCAGCAATCTCTCCTACTGACTTTTCTCTTAGACGTAAGAAAATGTTTTCAACTTCAAATACAGGAAGTTTAGATATATCAACAGAACCAAACGTACAGTTCTGTAAGATTTGAGTGATTCCATTCATAACTGCATCTGGTGTTCCATCTTCTGCAGACATTAACAAAATCTTTTGCTCTTTGACCAAAAATGGTCTGTATTTAATAGTCTCGCCTGATGATACTAATTTCAAATCATAGGTTGGAGTATCAATTATTGGTAGTGCCATATTATTTTCTCCTCATTATATGGTTATTATGGTCCTGGTGGATATGATGGTGCTGGTGCTGGTGCTAGTGTTCCTGTTGCAGGATTGTACTTAACAATATCCGATTCCGGTGTTGTTGATGTTACATTGCCAACTCCCATCAGTGTGCTTGTGTTTGTCCATTTTCTATATTGAAACTGAACTTGAAGTCTAGGTACTTCACCGCTACCAGCGGACATTTGAATTTCCGCTACACTTTTTGGGTAACATTCTTGTAGTGTACACTGATATCTAGATACGATGATACTATTTTGTAATGTTCCTATATCAGGAAGAACTCCAAAAGTGCCAAAACGTCCTTCGCGCATATCTAATCCTAGAATGTGTACATTCGTCACATATTCATTATAATAATTTAAATGAGATGAGTCCTCATTAAAAATCATTCCTTGCCAAATTTCAAAGAAATCTTTAATCTGATAACCAGCATCCATATAGAAAGACATATTAACAGGAGCATAACTGCGACCGTAAGGAATTTCTCTCCCTGGACCATACTGCTTGTTTATCTTACTATCGATATTCAATCCTGGTAGTGCCGTGGATTCACAAAACAAAGATGCTAGATACTGACCGTCTGCCTTAACAAAGTTGTTTATTAAACCACCAAACGCATCGTTTGCACCTCTACCTCCAGTTCTAAACAGAGACCCAAATGGATCAGGTCTACCATAATTGTTTGCTGATGGTCCTCTGGGCATGTCAATAATGACAAGATATTTATTTGCTCTTGCGAAATTTCTAATTTTAGCATTCGCTATGAATTCTGTTAATGACATTATCGTTGCCTCATTTTTCTATTGCTGTCTAAGTAAACCTTTTGCTTAGATGCCTTTTTAAATTGTTCGGTTGGTAATACTGCGGCAGTTACCCAATCATCTGGTTGAATGAAAAGAAGTCTCCCTTTAATTAATCCTCTTCTATATCTTTTAACTGCCGGTCTAACTTCTCTAAATCTAGCAAAATTACTTAGAACATTCCAGTTTGCTCGGATTCTCGTTGCTATATCTGTATCGCCAATTTTAAATGGCATTAGTTTTTCTAAAAGAATTAATCTTTGTACTGGATGTAAATAATGAAAATTCAATGCTGTCACTAAATTACTCTCAATGTTGAATGGTAATATTAGTGGAAACATATCGTAGTATGGTAAAGTATCTCTACCTGCTGGATTTGAATAGTTGATTAAATACATTCTTCCAGGTAACATGCGATTAGTCATGTTTTCTGCATATTCACGTTGAAATCTAGGTCCAGGATACTGAGTACCAACCAAGTCTCTAACTTGTTGTTGATACCATGTAAAGGATTTCGATGCATCTCCACGTGCGTTTCGAATTTGTTCTAATATTCTAGTTTCTTCTGCCATAATAGTATTTATGCTACTTTAAATGGTCCTCTGTAAGAATTATAAATTCCCAGTGTCTATCTTTAGCATACTCAGATGCCGCTTTCCATTTTGCAGAGTTTATACCCCATGCCTTAACTTCACCGAACCACGATTTAGATTTTCTAGTTGGGGATTTTTCTGGTGGTTTTGTATACTTTTTAGGTTTAACTTCTACAAGATATGATTTGAGTATGCCCTCTTTAGTTCGAACCTGTATATAGAAGTCAACAAAGTATCTGTGTCTTTTATTATCTAAAGGAGATATGTAAGGTATAACAGTTTCTTCACTTCCCCATTTTATAACATCACTGTTCATATCACACCATACCATAAATTTTCTTTCCCAAAGAGAACGATAAATAATATTGGTTGGATTACCTTGATATTTCTTAGGATTTAGTGGAGAATATCTTCCTTTGTATGCCATCTGTATAACTCATATAAATAATACTGCAATAACTATTTATAGAGGGACGCAATGGCACTAAATACACTTTCAAAACTAGTGGGGGATATAGTAGGTGGACACGGTTTAGTGTCTAGCAGACAAGAACCACGCAAAACAGGTAGAACTTACGGAACCCGTGGACTGACTTATCCTATTGATATGGGTATTGACGCACCTGCGGAGTTGGACAATCACGTTATCTTTGATATATACATTGATGATACCACATCATTCGCAATGAAAAAACAAACAACCGAAGGTGAACCTAGAGCATTTCAAGGTCATACTGCAATTGCTTCTCAGAAAATTAGAAATGGTTTGACAAATACAGGGAATGATATTAAGGGTGCTTTGAATAAGGGTGTTGGACTATTAGGTGGTGGTACCGCTGGAAAAGTTGCTGGTGCTGTTGTTGAATCCACAAGTAATTTTACAGGCGCAGTGTTTGCTGGCGCAAGAAACATGAAGAAGTTAAATAGTTCTATTGCTCTTGCTGTTCCTAACACTTTTGTTTCTACATCTAGCGCACAATGGGCAGATGCTAAGATTGGCGCAATGGGTGGTGGTATAGCAAGATTGATGGAAGGTGGTATCAGTGGAATTAAAGAGAAAGCACAAGCATCATCTGCTGGAGATTTAACACAAGTTGGTGGTGAAGTCGCAAGACTTGCATTAGAAACTGCCGCTAAGTTACCTGATGCATTTGGTATGAACTTACAAAACATATTAGAAGTATCTACAAGAAGAGTTTCAAATCCTCACGTTGAACAAAGATTTGATAGCATGAACTTTAGAACATTTCAGTTTGTGTATGAATTTGCGGCAAGGTCTCAAGCAGAAGCGCAGGCAATTGATAATATTATTAAAACATTTAGATTTCACATGCATCCAGAATTAATTGAGAGTGGATTATATTTTCAATATCCGTCTTTATTCGATATTAGTGTTATGTTCAAAGAAAATGACAACCCATACATGCATAAGATATCTACTTGTGTTCTGACAGACTTTACAACTAACTATACATCTTCTGGTGTCTTTTCGACAAACCGCGATGGACAACCTACTGAGATACAAATTACAATGGCGTTCAAAGAAATTGAACCTTTACATAAACAAAGAATTGCAGAGGGTTATTAATGTCATATTTTTCAAAATATCCAGAAATAATTTATGATTTAACAAAACCAAATTCAACGGTTGATAATTTATTCATAGCAAAAGATATTATTCGAAGAGTAAAACTTAAAGAAAACTTATCGACAAATGTTTTCTCATATGATGAGTATGACATTCAAGAGGGTGAGCGACCAGATATATTAGCACATCAATTCTTTAATGATTCCGAACTTGCATGGATAATTTTATTGACTAATGAGATACATGATGTGTTAGAAGATTGGCCGCGCACAGAAAATGAATTGCGAAAAATGATTGCTAAGAAGTATGGTGGTAGTGGTCCTTATGCGTTATATGGAACAGGCACTTCTGGTATGCATCTTGGTGAAGGTTATTGGTATCCTATATTTTTAAACGAAGCGGATGCGAAAAGTTATAACAGATATAAACAAAATGGAGAAGGCATTGCACACACTCATACGTTTGCTGAGTTTCCTAATCAGACATTTTATATGCCAGGTAACTATGGACAAGGTCATGCACAATCTTCATATGATGGTAATACATATAAACTCTGGACTATTAATTCAGGTCCTAATGGAATTCATCATTATGAAAGACCACAGTCTTCAGGTGACCCAACAAAGATGGTAAGAACCACTAGTCAATTCTACACACAAACCACAGGAATTGGAGTTGTACAACAATTCAGTTCAGTTGCCATTACTAACACAGTTTATGAACAACAAGAGAACGAAAAGAAAAGAAGAATACGAATTCTGCGACCTACTCTTGTACAAGAATTCATTGAAGAATTTACTAATTTGATAGGAGACTAGCATGGCGGCGCCTGTAAAAGGTGGTGGAGAAGTACTATTTTCCTCCATGAAACTATATCACAATAGAGTTAAGAACATCAAAACTGCGAAGAGTTCTGACCAGTTTATGGATTTACTCTCAGTATATACTGCTCTCAATATCTATGAAAGTATCAAGTCTCCATTTCAGACTGCAGAACTAAGTATCACAGACAGCAATGATATGATTGCTGACTATCCAATTCTAGGTGGTGAAATTGTCAATATCGTTTACAATGTATCAGGTGGAGTTGAAGATACAAAGATATCAAAGTGGTTTAGAGTTGCTAATATTCAAGGACCCATAATTCAAGAAAGAAAACAATATTTTACTTTAAGTCTTATTACCGAAGAAGGTTATAACAACATTCATACAAGTATAAGTCAAGCATTTACTGGCGCGCCGCATGATATTGTTCGCGATATATTTAAAAATTACATCTTTTCTAGTGATACAAAAGAGGGTATATTTTTTGATATGTCTATAGGGTCTTTAAAATTTGTTTCTCCAAGATGGAGACCAGCAAAAGCAATTCAATGGGTAACTGGAAAAGCAATTGATCCTGATACAGACATGCCCGGATTCTTTTTCTTTCAATCTATGCATGGATTTAAATTTTTATCAACATCAACATTATTCAGCGATACAAAAAATGTGGTTATAACAGATTTGATGGAAGAAATTCCGGTAGATAGAAAGAATGGCGCAATAAAGAATGGATATTTATATAAAGTTCCTGGTGTTCCTACATATGGTGCAGATGGTAAACCTCTAAGTGGAATGGTTGCATCTGAAAGCGCACAGAATGTTGATGACTTTAGAATTGATGAGAAGTCTAATTATCTTTCCGATATTCAAAACGGAAATTTATCATCCAAACACATCATACATGATACTTTTCATAAATCTTATCAAGTTCAGACATATAACTATTTTAATTCATATGATAAATCATCAAAGAAGTTTGCATCAAAAATGAAAAGATTATCCCCTAATTCAAAATATGTAGATTGGGGATCAGAGATTAATCCTGATGTTAAAGTTTATATGAGTCCTAAATCGAGTAGAATACACGCTGAAAAGAAAGATGAAGTTGGATACAGAGATTTATTTGCAAATGATTATCTTTTAGGAAGAACTGTTATTGCAAAACAATTGCAAGATGAGGTCCTTAGTTCTTTTCAAGTTCCTGGACATCCAGTTATAACAGTGGGTAGATTAGCATACTTTAATTTTCCATCAGTAAAAAAAGTTGATACACCAAGTAAAGTTTATCAACCGAAGTATAGTGGTATGTATTTAGTTAGAGATGCTATTCATATTTTTAAACCTGTTGGTAACTCAACAGCATCATATAAGTGCGATACTGTAATTATAAAGGATGGATTTAATGCGTAAATTTTCAGAATTACGAGAAGAGATATCACAAAGAGATTTAGATGGTATCGAAAAGTTTGCAGATAGATTATTTGCAAAAGTTAAAATTGACGTTGAGTTCACTCGACATTTTTTAGATAGGGTTAATGATGAACGTAACAAGAAACAGATTACTACTGCAGAACTTACGAGACTTTTTAAGCAGACTTATAACAAGCATGGTAAAAAAATTCCACAGTTGGGTCCTGATGCTGAAGCGGTAATCAAAGATATGCAGACAGATATTAATATGCCATTTGTTCTCAAGTGGGATAAAAACTCACAAGAGTTCGAATTAGTTGCAAAAACTGTTATGCGGAAAAAAGGTTTTGCGACAAGTAACCAAACGCTTTCTGTATAAATAAGACTAAAGGGAGAAAATTACACCTATGGGAAACTATTTATTTAACGATGAAAAAATTAACATCGCCAGAGGACTCTACAAAGGTGTAAGTTCTATTCACAAGTTTGGTGCTGTTCCTTCAATGGCAGTAAACACATCTGGTTCTGTATGGGATGTGAGCGACACAGCATATCCTTGGACAGCATGGTCTTCAGCATCAACAGTTACAGTAGATAGAGCAAGTGCAAGTGATGCGAATAAAGTCATCACTATTCTTGGACTTGATGAGAACTACGAAGAAGTTACAGATACTTGCACACTCACAAACGCAACTGGTAATACTACAACTGGCGGAACAACTTTTTTAAGAGTTTTTAGAGCATTCGTTTCAACTGGTGCTGACAATGTAGGAAACATCGATATTAAAGTATCGACAACAGTAGTAGCAAGAATTACTGCTACTAAAGGTCAAACTCTGATGGCAGTCTACACAGTTCCCGCAGGATATACTGCATATCTTACTAAAGGAACAATGACTTGTCAAGCAAATGCTGATGCGACAGGTAATATGTTTGTTCGTTATTTTGGACAAGATGCATTTCGTATTGGACACACATTTGAAGTTGGTGGTGTTGGTGGTCCTTACTCATATGAGTTTGCGGTTCCAGTTGTAATACCAGAGAAATCAGACATTGATGTTCGTGCATCAGTTCGTTCTAACAACGCAAGAGTAACAGCGGCATTCGACATTATTCTCAAACAGAATTAAGAGGTAGATTATGAAAAATTTCATGGGCATGGACGGTTTTATCTGGTTCATGGGTGTAGTTGAAGACCATAATGATCCTGAGCAGATTGGGCGAGTTCGTGTTCGTTGCTTGGGTATTCACACAGAAGATAAAGAAACACTTCCTATTGAAGATTTACCATGGGCGATGGTTATGATGCCAACAACATCCGCATCAATATCACAGGTTGGTCACTCCCCATCAGGACTACTTAAAGGTTCGTGGGTGGTGGGGTTCTTTAGAGATGGTGAAGGATGTCAAGAACCAGTTGTTATGGGGTCTTTTCATGGACACCCAACAGAACGTCCCAATACAGATTTGGGATTCTGTGATCCAAGCGGAACAAATCCTACCGAAATTAATGAGGCGGATACTTCTCGATTGTCGAGAGGTGATAAAAAGTCAAAACTTTATACAGCAAGAAATGATGGTGTTAATAAAGGGCATCGCGTAGATGGAGAAGGACCTAACGGTAAACCTTCTATAGGAAAGAAGAACATTGCTTGGAGTACTGACACATGGACTCCTTCTGCGGTTCCTTTCAATGCACGATATCCATATAATAAAGTTTATCAAACTGAGAGTGGACATGCTTTAGAATTTGATGATACTCCTGATAATGAGAGAATTTTATTATTTCATCGTAAAGATACATTCATTGAATTGCATCCCGATGGAACTATTCAGATACATTCATATAAGAATGCTGAAGTATTAGTAGATGAAGACTTTAACATTGAAGCAAAAGGTGCAGTTAATATATTCACACAAGGTAAGACAACTGTATATGCAAAAGATAATATTGATATGCAGTCTGAAAAAGATGTACAGATTAAATGCGTAAACTTTAAAGTAGAAGCGAAAACTAATATTACACAAACCTGTGGTCAAACAATGGACTTAAACGCTGGTGCAAACATTGATGCAGATGCACCTAGAATTGACTTGAACTAATACTGGAGAGATAAAATGGCAAAAGTAAAAACAAGCATTGGAACATATGTTCACGAAAGTAATCCAAAGAAAACATCAACAAGTGGTAGAATGTCTATGGTTAAATTTGCTTCTATGAAGAAAGATAAAAAGCGCAGTTTTAAGAAATACAGAGGACAAGGTAGATAGATGACAGGAATATTTTGCGTTCTTATTAATGGAGTAGTACACACATATAATAAGTATGAAGATATTCCGCTCGGTTTTGATAATCTAATTAGATTTGAACCTGAGTATCCACCAGAACCTCACACAGACGAACAACATCATATTATTGCACAGTACAATAGTAAACTCAGAGAGTTGATGGGGAGAGAACGAAATGCCAGCGGCAACTAGAATAGGTGATGCAGACGTACCACATTGTTCAGGTATGACAAGAGCGGTAGGTAGTCCTAATGTGTTTGTGAATAACATTCCGTGGTCTCGCCAAGGAGATGTAAACACAGGACATTTACTTCCTGGTGCGCCATGTCCCTCACACGCGGCACCAATAGCATCTGGTTCATCTACTGTTAAAGTAAATGGAAAAGGTGCAGGTAGAGTAGGTGATGGTGTGAGTGGTTGTACATCAGTCGCCGCCGGATCATCTAATGTATTTGCTGGTGGATAAAGAGGTATAAATAGTTCTATGGCAACGATAACAAGGCAGACTGCAGATTTTACAGACTTAGACTTTAATTTTACAAAGTTGAGTAGTACTAATGATGTGGCGAAAAAATCTGATGTTGAAGCAGTAAAGCAGTCTATGAGAGCGTTAATTAACACTCGGCATTTTGAAAGACCATTTCAACCTTATTTAGGATGTGGTATAGCGGAACTACTGTTTGAAAACAATACTCCAATGACCCGCCGAATGATTGAAAAGACAATATATGAGGTTATTCAAAATCACGAACCTAGAGTAAAATTGACAGCGGTTGACGTATTTGACAATTCTGATAACAATGAATATCAAGTGAGAATATATTTTTATGTAGTTAACCATACACAAGAACAAATATTTGAGACATATCTCACAAGGACACGATAATCCATGGCAAATACAACAAAAAGACTTAGGGTAACCGAATTAGATTTTGCTGATATTAAAGCAAATCTTAAAACATATCTATCATCTCAGGAATCTTTCAAAGATTATAATTTTGAAGGTTCAGCAATGAATACTTTACTAGATGTATTATCATATAATACTCACTATAACGCAGTGTACGCCAACATGGTTTCGAATGAGATGTTCTTAGATAGCGCAGTTAAGCGAGACAGTGTGGTTTCTCTTGCTAAACATCTTGGTTATACACCATCATCATCACAAGCGGCAACTGCTAGAATTAACGTCACAATTAATAATCCTGTTGGTTCGCCTCCACAATTAACAATGTCAAAAGGTACAGTTTTTAGAAGTCGTGTATCGGACATCAACTATCAGTTTGTAACAACCGCAGATGTAACTATTGTACCTACCGAAGGTGTTTATACTTTTACAAATATTGATATTAAAGAGGGAACTCTACTTCAACTATTATATACTAAGAGTTCATCTAGCAAAACACAGAGATTTTTGATTCCTGAAGAGAGTTTTGATTCCACCACACTTTCCGTTCGTGTACAAAATAGTTTAAATGATTTAACTGTAACAACATTTACTAAAGCAGAAAATATTTTAGATATACAAAATACTTCAAATGTATATTTTTTAAATGCTGTTGAAAATGGAACATACGAAATAACATTCGGTGATGGAGTTTTGGGTACTGCATTAGAAGATGGTAATATTATCATTCTAGAATATATTGTGACTAATGAAGCAGAAGCAAATGGTGCATCAAACTTTACTCTGTCATCTTCAGTTGGTGGTTCTACAAATGCTACAATTACTACTGTTATCTCTGCAGAGAATGGTGGACCTAGAGAGACAATTGATAGTATTAAATTCAATGCTCCTAAGTTTTACTCAGCACAAAATCGTGCGGTTACTGCAGAAGATTATAAAGTCATTCTACCTAAATTATATAACAACGTAGATACTATGCAAGTATGGGGTGGAGAAGATAATGATCCTCCTGTTTATGGAAAAGTATTCATGTCAATTAAACCTAGGACAGGTAGAACTTTAACCACATCAACCAAAGATGCGATTAAGAACACTATTTTATCATCGAAGACTATGGTTTCAATTACACCTGAAATTATTGATCCTGTTTATATTAATATTATTCCTACTATTAATGTTTACTGGAATCCTAATACTACAACATCATCTTATACTGATATTTCATCTGCAGTTCGAACTTCTGTAATGGATTATCAAAACAACGAACTTAAAAAGTTTGATAGCGTGTTTAGATTTTCAAAATTTAGTAATATTGTTGATAGGTCCGATCCTGGTATTGTTTCAAATATTACAACCGTAAGGTGTCAGAGAAGTTTTGATGCTATTATAGGTCAAGAAAGTAAATACACAATTAATTTCTACAATCCTTTGTTTACTCAAGGACCTGGTTCACCTACTAACTTATCGTCAACTGGATTTAATATATCTGGTAGAACACAAACAATTTATCTAGATGATGATGGTAATGGAAATATTCGTTCATACTATCTTGAAGAAGGTTCATCTACAAGAGTTTATGTAAACAGTCAACAAGGAACAATAGAATATTCAACTGGTAAATTAATTATTGACCAATTAAATATTTCTGATACAACTTTGGATGCAAATACAGTTGAGATATACATAACTCTAAACTCAAGTGATATTGTGAGTGTTAGAAATGTTCTTTTGTCTATTAGTGAAGATGATATTACAGTTAACACAATTGTAGATAAAGTCTCAACTGGCGAATCCTCTGCTGGTGTTGAATATATCACAACACCGAATAGTGAATTAAGTAAAACTGGTGGAACTGGAGTTGTTGGTTCTGCTGGTTCTGGTTCGGCATCCTCTGTTGTAAGTAGTAGTAGTGGAAGTAGCGGAAGTAGTGGAAGTAGTTACTAATGTTAAATATTAATTCAGATGAAGTAAAGGGTACCGTCTCGGCAGTATTGTCTGAGCAACTACCTGAATTTGTACAATCTGACCACACTACGTTTGTTGCTTTTATAGAAGCATACTATGAGTGGTTAGAACTGGAAGGTAATGCAATTGAGCGTACTAGAAACGCACATTTGTATAGTGACATTGATAAAACTGTGGATTCTTTTGTTTCTTACTTTAAGAAAAATTATCTTGTAGATATTCCAGATAATATTATTAATGATAAGAGATTATTTCTTAAAAGAGTAAAAGACTTTTATCAAAGTAAAGGCACGGATAAGTCGCTTATACTATTATTCAGAATGTTATTCAATGAAGAAGTTGAAGTCTATTATCCAAAAAAGGATATGTTACGAGTTTCCGCTGGTAACTTTACATCAGATACAATTCTAAACATTAAAAATGTTGTTGGTGATAGCGGATTACTTATTGGTCAAACTATTGTACAAGCAAACAAACCACTACAACCTAATGTTAACTTAGCAACAGGTCTTGTTGAGAACTTTATTGCTTTCGCTGTAGGTGATGATGAAATTTATCAACTAGTATTAACTGAAAATTCTGTGAGTGGACAGTTTGTTGCCGGTGAGATTGTTACAGTAACGGATTCTGTATCTGGACAAGTTGTCACTGCTATTGTTGATGAGATTATTACTGACATTACTATTACGAATGATGGTACATATTATGTACCTAGTGACCCACTAGTCACAAAAAACTTAACTCCATTTATAGTTAAAGAGGTAGATGGAGATAATATTTTAACCGAGACTGGTGATAATATTATAAGTGAAGATATTGGTAACGGTGCTCAATTTGATATTACCACTATAGGTAAAGGTGGCGTTGATGGATTTATTATTGAAAACGGCGGTAAAGATTATCAACTACAAGATGCTATTGTATATTCTAATACAGGTTTAGGAACTTCTTCTGTTGCCTATGTCAATAGAATTGAAAGACAATTGGTATTGGAATCTGGTGAAAGTGATGCTATTCTACTTGAAACCGGAGATAAAATTCTCGTTGGGGACTTTAGAAGAATTGTCACTGAGGGTGGTGTTGATAAAGTATTGTTAGAAGATGGTAATCACATTGTACCTGAAGATGCGGATCATGATGGTGTTGTACAAGATATTAGAATTGTTAATACTGGTTCCAACTATCAAGCACTACCAACTGTTGAAGTTGATGATACAAATGGTACTGGTGCTGAGATTTATGCAACGTCAACGGAAATTGGTAGAATTTCAGGTGTGCAGAGAACAAACTTAGGTAGTGGATATTTTTCTGCGCCTTTAGTGACACCTAGACAACTTGCAATATTAAAGAATATTGTTGGAACATTCCAACCAGGAGAAATAATAAACGAAAGACACGGTAGAATTCTCGCCGAAGATGGTGATGAGATTTTATTGGAAGATGGAAGTTGTTTATTAGATGAAAATGATGTTTTGTCTTCTGGTACTATTGTATCTTTTGATAATACTCGTAATTTATATAATATTAGAACAACCACATCTACTGATAATTTTGCATCGAATAGAGGACGCATACGAGTTGTTGGTGCGGTGTCAGGAGCAGAAGCAATAATACATGATTGTGATCCAGCAATTATTCATCCAATAACAGGAACCGTTTCGCGAAGTGAAGGTGTTCTATTTGGAGCAGATGGGCGTATCTCTGAAAGTTCTAAAAAAATTCAAGATAGTTTATATTATCAAGACTTTTCTTATGTTGTCAAAGTTGGTAACTCAATTAACGTATGGAGAGATGCGGTTAAGAGAATTCTTCATCCAGTTGGTCTTGCTTTATTTGGTGAAGTTTCAATTTCAACTTCAGTCCGAGCAAGAGTATTTGGAGGAAGTGACTTTAGATTAAACTCAGCAACACCTAGATTTAAACAAATTAAGTTGTTGAATGAAATTTTGTTACAAACATTAACAACGCCGCATCTTCAAAAACTTGAACTGGAAATATTCTTTGAGGTGGCGCAAGCAACATTGTTCCCTACAAGATTAATGAAAGAAGATGGAACTTATCTTTTGGCGGAAGATAGTTTTGAAACATTGTCCAATAAAGGTAAAAATTATCTACGAGGTGAAGAGTATATTCACGGAACAGAACCTGGATTCGGATTAAGTCCAACTTTAATATTCCCAAGATTTAGAACACCAATGGCGAATATAGATGCTACAATAAATCTACTGAAACAGGTCGTATTGTATATCAGAGGGGGTGGAGTACTTGAAGTGATTGCTGAGATACCTACTGCACCGAACATTCCTACTTTGGGCGGTAATCAGCATAACAAGACTTCCGAAACTCCGGATATTACTGTGCTTATACATACATTTGAAGCACTCGTAAATGATTTAACGATGAATACGAGTGTTAAACATCAGATTGAAATATACAAGCAACTTTCGCGTATCGCAAGTGTGGCACAACAAGTAGTAACTTTATATCTACCAACTATTACAAGTGTAGATGATTTAAAAGTTGTTACTTCATCCAAGTTGCATTTAATTGCATCACTTGGACTAGAAGATACTATGTTACACGAAAGTTTTGGAAGCGCAAAACTAGGAACAACAGGATACTCAATTGATAGGTTCAAGTTCCTTATGCCACCATATGCAGATGATAGAAGAGTAACAAAAGAAGATGGAGAAGATATTTTATTAGAAACTGGAGACAAGATTATTCCAGAATTAATAGGATTTAGAAGCGTTGACCGTGGAGGTAGAATTTATAGAGATAACTATAATAGTTCTATCATGACCAGTAATTATACTGGCACGAACACAGCAAATAATAACTACTGGGATACTTATGCGAATACTCAAATTCAGAACATAGGTAACTTAGTTATAGATGACTTGGTAAATTATCCAGGGCGTAAGACGGATTTCACGTTTGATAGTGAAATCTTCTTGAGAGACAGTTAAAAACTGTTATAAATATAGTAATAGATTAACTTAGAGAGGAATAAAATGGCCGCTATCATTACGAACAAGTTTCGGATTCACAATGCTGAACAATACATGGAAGCATTTAGTGAGACTGCCGCAACTAACACTTATTTGTTCATCGGAAGACCACAGGCGTGGACCGATGATACCGCACCGCCTACTCCTGCTGACAACGATGATACAGCATTTAATGCATATGACGATATGGTTGCAATGAAACGTGTAACCTCATCTGACATCACTCACGCAGTAGTTCGCAGAAACTGGACTTCAGGTACAGTTTATGATGAGTACGAACATAATATCTCATCATCAAATCAATCAAACAGTGGAGCATCTTCATTATTTAGTGCTTCATTCTATGTATTGACTGATGACTATAATGTTTACAAATGTATTTCTAATAATGGAAATACTGCATCAACAACCAAACCAACTGGAACTTCAACTGGTTACATCACAACTGCAGATAGTTATGTGTGGAAATACATGTACACAATCTCTGCTTCTGATGCACTGAAGTTTTTATCAACTGACTTTATGCCAGTTAAATATGTCACTTCCGATCCGGGTGCTGGACAACCATACAAAGAACAATGGGATACACAGCAAGCGGCAGTAGATGGTGAAATTCGTCATATCATCATTACAAACGCTGGTTCTGGTTATAGTTCTGCTCCAACCGTCACTATCACAGGTGATGGAACAGGCGCAACTGCAACTGCAACTGTTTCCGCTGGTTCTATCACTGCAGTAACAATTACCGCAGAAGGAACAGGATATACTCAAGCATCTATCTCTATTACCGGTGGTTCTGGTTCTGGTGGTGCGATGACTGCAGTAATTTCACCAAAAGGTGGACACTCATCTAATCCAGTACATGAACTTGGTGGATTTTATGTAATGAACAACGTAAGACTTGAGTACAATGACGGTTCTGGAGACTTCCCAGTTTCTAACGACTATCGTAGAATTGGTCTTGTTCGTGATCCTTATAACTTTGGTACTAGTGTAGTTTCAACTGCAGTAACTATGTCTGCAACAAAATCAATTACTCTTGCCGCCGCTGGTTTAAGTGGAACATTTGTAACTGATGAAACAATCACAGGTGGTACCTCTGGTGCATCTGCAAAGGTAATTGATTACGATTCCTCAACTAGAATTTTACGCTATTACCAAGACATTAACACTGGATTTATCGCAATTCAAGCGGCAGAAACAGTGACGGGTGGTTCTTCTTCTGCAACTGGTACAGTAGATACTCTGAACAATCCTGAAGTAGAACCGGACAGCGGTGATATCATGTATGTCGAACACAGACGCCCAATTAATCGTGCATCTGACCAGATTGAAGATATCAAACTCGTTGTTGAATTCTAATCTAAATACTTGTACAAAAAGATTAGATTAGAATAAAACCGCACTGGAGAAATAAATGGCAGTTATCGACTTTAATGTAGACCCTTATTATGATGACTTTGAAGGCGCCGCGGGTGCCAAATCAAAGAAGTATCATCGTGTACTCTTTCGTCCTGGATTTCCCGTTCAGGCGAGAGAGTTAACACAGTTACAATCAATTCTTCAAAATCAAATTGAAAGATTTGGTAGTCATGTATTTGAAGAAGGATCGATGGTGATTCCTGGTGATGTTGCATTTGATATGGAATATGATTTCATTAAGGTTCAATCTACATTTAATGCACAGAATGTTGAAAGTTATAGAACAGACTTTGTTAATAAAATTATTACCGGTAGTGAAACTGGCGTTAAAGCGAGAGTTATTGGAACTGTAGCGGCAACCTCTAGCACTCCAATGACGCTATACATTAAGTATGAAGATAGTGGTACTAATAATACAACGAATACCTTTTCTATTGGTGAAACTGTAACATCTCTCAATGCGGATAATACTCAATTAAAAAATCAATTTCTTACCGCAGACCAAACTACTGAGATTTCTGCATCTATAAGACCTACTGGAACTGTTAGAAGTGTAATTAATGTTGCACAGACAGATGCCGGTGGGTTATTAGAAGCAGGACTAAACGACACAGTAGGTACTGGTTCTGCGGTAAGAGTAAATGCTGGTGTCTATTTTGTAAATGGGTTCTTTGTTGCTAACGAAAACCAAACCATATTGTTGGAACCATATCATAATGCTCCATCATATCGTGTTGGTTGGAAAGTTGTACAAAGCACACTAACACCAGAAGAAGATGAAACACTAAAAGATAATGCACAAGGAGCATCAAACTTTGCCGCTCCTGGTGCCCACAGATATAAAATTACTCTCACTCTTGAAAAAAGAGCATTAGATGCAACTACTGATACAAACTTTATCGAATTGGGTCGTGTTAAAAACGGTACTATTCAAAGATTTGTCAAGAAAGCAGACTATAATGTTCTTGCTGAAGAGTTTGCAAGAAGAACATATGACGAAAGTGGTGACTATGAGGTTAAACCATTCAAAGTCGATGTTCGCGAAAGTTTAATCTCTGGTAATAACAGAGGTATCTTTACTACCTTAGAGGGTGGACTTGCTGAAAATCTTGCTTTAGGCATCGAACCTGGTAAAGCATATATTCAAGGTTATGAAGTTGAGTTACAAGCAACTCGTTTTTTGAATGTTGAGAAACCAAGAACATTTAATCGTGTAGTAGATACACCAATTCAGACACCAATTGGCAACTATGTAATTGTACAAAACGTAACTGGTATGCCTGAGATTGATGATTATGAAGAAATTTATATTTACGATGACTTTGTTAGTGGTACACCAACAGCAATTGGTAGTTGTAATGTAAGAAGTTTCATGCTTCATAGTGGTGACTATGATGATGCACACACAGGTGAGACTGAATTTAAGTTTGGTATTTTTGATATTGTTA